GATCATATTTCTAGGGACCAATGTCGTGGGCGGTTTCCACTAGTTTTTACCTGGCCCAAGGGTTAAAAATATCGGGTACTAGATTGGATTATAGAATCGGGGCGTAAAAGATTCGCTGGTTTTAATACAAAGGATAAATAATGAGAATATCAAAGAAACAAATATCGAATGCTCTTAGTATTGATAATGATGATTTGTCATCAAAGGATATGGCTATTGCATTAATGAACATTGAGAGTATACTTGATAAAGTTGCAGACAATCTTGATGATGATTTTGAATCTGCGGCTTTGGGTGATGCTTCTAATCTGGTTCAAGTAATAAGAGAGCAATTTAATGACTAAAGATGAAGCAATAATTAAGGTTCTCAAGGTTCTAAAGAGTCCTATGCTGGTTATGAGTCCTGCTAAACAAGAGGCATTGACTTTAGCAGAAGAATACGGTATAATGGCTAAAGATTTGATTGAGAGTTGGTCGAATATAGCAACGAGGACATAATGACCGTTAATGAACTTATTGAGCAGTTGCAGAACTATCCCGGCGATATGAGGGTATTGACTCTTGGGTATGAGGGCGGGTATAATGATACCGAACTCAAGACCGAAGAGATTGTGTTCAACTTCTCACAGAATGATGCTTGGTATTATGGGCCACATGAATGTGTGAAGTATACCGATAGTGATACTGGTACAAAATGTTTGATTGTTCGGAGGGGAAAATGATCTATCTTAATCTTAATGAGATTGAGCGGTTGGCTGAAATTGTGGCTGAACTGGTTAAGTTGGGTATGAGTGTTACTGCTGAACTCAAATATGATAGGTGGCAGATAGAGGTATATAAGTAATGGAATGGATTAGTTTTCATGGACCACGACGCCCTATTAATGGCCAGAAGATTATCTATTATGGTGAGGCTATTGGTGTGTGGCGTGGAGTATATAAAATAGACTATAATGATAAGTTCTGCATTCATATCATTCATTGTGGTGAATCGTGGGGCTCTGTAGACTATATGGATGCTCCATGGTGGATGCCAGACGAGGGGCAAGATAAACCACAACCTCCTAGTGAATCTTATCCAAAGGATTATCCGGGTTATGGAACTTAAAACTCTTAGTGATATTTGTCCGTGTGGTGGAAATAATGATATGGCCTATAGGCTAGATAAGCATGGTGTGTGGTGGTACTGGTGTGGTACCTGTGGCTGGTGGCACCTAAGTGAATGGTATTAAAGGACTTAGGGCGGAGCGGGGCGGGCCAAATTTGTCGTAAGTTCTTATCCTGCAAGTACTTAGGATTTTTTAAAGAACTCTCTTGACAAAAGCCGATAATAGCAGTACACTAGAACAAGACGATAGATAAGGGCCGCTGGCAGAATGATATCAAAGAAGCCGCGGTTAAATGCAAAGCCGAGTATGGCATAACCCAATCTATTGTTTTTCCTAATCCTAGCGGATTGGCGTGAGTGGCTGTAGTCAGCGAATATCCAGTGGTCTTGACAAGAGTTGGCCGATAGTGTATAGTAGAAACATGAAACCATTACCACTACATGGCGAAGTTCGATTTCACCTGAGTAATGGCCAGCATTATATGCACTGGCAAGTGAAAGTTAAGCAGGGTGGCAAGACTGTTGATGTCTATTATTATAACCCCAAAGAATATCAGTTGGAAATGATTGGTTGTAAATTAGTGAATAAGCCTAATAAAGCCAAGAAAGTTCATGCTGCTGGTGTGCATGATGTTAGTGGGTGGGTGCGATGTGAAGAAGTTATGTTGAGGAAGGATTTTCATCCGGCTCTACCTATTGACAATCTTGAGAAGTTGTTTTATAATCCACTTCGTGATCCACACTGGCGACGAGAAAGTGACAATAGTGAGTTTATTTGGGACAACACCGAATATTCCACGTTGATTACACAGGGCAAACAAGTTTACGTTTTGGAAGAAAGGGTTTAAGGGATGATTAGTATTCAGGTGACGGTTGCCGAGGCTATTGCTATTGCTAACACGGCGGGTAACGATCTTCATGATCGTATTGTGAACGCTCTTGAGATTGCTCTTGGCGTAAACCAGAGGCGTATCGTAACCATCACTGGTGGTATGAATCTGGACAATAGAATCCCGTGCATCAGGGCTATTCGCTTGGCTACTGGCTGGGGTTTGAAGGAGAGCAAGGACTGGACGGATTATATGGTTGGGGGCTGGAAGTATGATAAGTTTGTTCCGGCCACACAGGGAGTCAAACAGAGTCTGACTCTGAAGACGCCAGAAATTGCCGAGGCTTTGCTTCGTGATCTGGTGGGTTTGGGTTGTGAGGGATATCTCTCTTGACCTAAAGCCTTGCTGCTAAAAGACTTAGCACAAGGCGGGCCGGCCCCGCTCGTCGTAACTCCTTATCTACCAACCACTTAGAACAAATTTGAGAAATCTAGAAAAAGATTCACGAACGGGGTTGACAGTGCCGATAAGTATAGTATACTGATAGCATCACACGACAAGACGACCGCAGATGCCAACAGCAGAAACCATCTGGCAGACTCTTGACAAATGATGTTTGATAGGGTATAGTTACTTTACTTGGTTCGATAACACTTTTGGAAAGGTTAGGTTGATTATGCGTACTTATGATTTTGCTGTTGCGGTTGCTTCTGACTCGCTGGATACTGAGGTGGTTGAGGATACGATCAAGCAGGCTCTTGCTGATGGTCTGCCCGATGGTACTCTTGTGGTTGTAAAGGCCCAGGGGATCAAGGATTATTCGGAGCAGGGTTGGAAGGTTGCTCGTAATCGTAAGTTTGGCGTGAGCGTCAAGCAGGCCGGTGATGGTCACAAGGCTAAGACTACTAAGGTTGAAGTTGAGACTGTTGCCTGAGTATAAAAATATGCTATAATATCCGATAGACCGCTGGTGTTGAACTGGCGGCTATCGGTTTTTATGGCCCCATAGTTAAATGGATATAACAAGTGCCTTCTAAGCACTGGTTAGAGGTTCGATTCCTCTTGGGGCTACTTTTGGGGGGTGTAGATCAATCGGTTAGATCGCCAGCCTGTCACGCTGGAGGTTGCGGGTTCGAGTCCCGTCACCCTCGCTTGCTCTAAGTATATACTGCATAAGGACTTAGGGTTCGTCCGCGGGGCCGCGTTCGTCGTAACTCGTGATGAGACAAGAACTTACGTCAAAAATATTTTTACCAAAGTTTTTCTCTTGACTGTGCCGATACCATAGTGTAGAATCGCTATACATAGGAGACAATCATGAAAACCGCAAATGGTAATGATAAGTTGGGTAAGGAAAACTGCATCGTAGTGAGTCGTCCCGTTGGCGATACTTGTCCTAGCGATTGTGATTTTCTCGGAAACGGATGCTATGCTGAGGATTTGGAAAATATCTATCCCGGTGTTCGTCCCGCTGGTATGCAAAATCTTATCACGGAAAAAAATCGTATTCGTGCCATGCTAGTCGATGCTGCCAAGAAAAATAAGGATGTCCGGTGGCATGAGCGTGGTGATTTTTTCAAGTATGGCGAACTTGACACTGAATATGTCGATAATGTATTGTGGGCTTGTGAGAGTATCTTGTCGAGTGGCGGTAGTCTGCCGACTATGTGGGCCTATACCCATATTTATGATGCTCGCCTGTCTACCGAACTTGGCAAGTATATCAATATGTATGCTAGTATCCACAATGGCGAAGATATGAAACAAGCAAAGGCCGCTGGTTTCAAGCATTTCGCATGGTGTGACAGTGATACTAAGATTGCCCCCAAGCGTCCTCGCAGTAAGGCTAAGGCCGACGCATGGAGAGCAGCATTGCCGAAACTGATTGTGTTAGAGGGTGAGAAGTTTATCACTTGCCCGGAAATCCGTCGTGGTCGTGGTGTTGTCACTTGCACCCAAACCAAAAACAGTGTACATTGTGATTTGTGCGTTCGTGGTCTGGCTAATGTTTTGTTTCCATCTCACTAAGGAACGGATGATGACATACGTTTTAGAAAAGTATCATTCTTGCGGTAGCCGGTCTGACTTTTATACTCTCAAGGATAGTATCTATGGTTTCAAAACTTTTAAAAACAAAGATGATGCTAACCGTGCTAGGTCAACTCAAATAGTATTAGCCGAGCATGATCTTGCTCCGAAAGTATACAGTGAAGTAGGCCGGATTAAAGTTGGCAAAAGCAAAAAACGTCAACAATTAAGCAATTGGGGATATATCACAGAGATTGCGGAATTGCCCGGCTGTGGTGGAAACGCTTGTGAATGTGGAGACTGTGAGTATCTTGAAGATGAGTTATTTGATGAAATAGAAAATTTAAAATTTGAGATTAATGAAACCACTAACTACTATTTTTCAGATGCTCACGTTGGGAATATAGGATATGTACGCAGAGGGATTCATAAACTTTTGGTTTGTATAGATACTGGATATGAAAGCGTAAGCACTTATGATCCAGACGATTATGATTGTGATTGTTCGATATGTATGGCGGCAGCGAAAGGCAACAAATAATGAAATATTATATTAAATGTGGAACACTAGAACTAAAATACAGTACAGATAAGGGCCCTCTTGACGCGGCAATAACTACTCTGGGAGAAAGTAATAAATTCGATGTGTTGGATGAGCATTTCTATATTGATGAACGTGGTTTTAGGGATTATGCTAGTGCTGACAAACTCACGCAGGTAATTAAGTTGAGCAAGGTGTGTAGATTAGCCGGTTGGGAACTAAACACAGAAGACGAATAAACAACCCGTAAACCCTTTGTGTGTAAGCACTTAGGGCTTGCGGGGCCGGCCCGGCTTGACGTAAGTCCTTATCTCATAACAACTTACGGAAAATCTTAAAAATCTCTCAAGTTCCACCCGTAGGCTGTCGATATATAGAATATGATCACAAGAATCAAGGTTAGATGGGTATTGACAAGGAGTGAACGTATGATACAATGGGTGGGTGTTTTGATTGCTTTATTCGGTTTGGCCTATACTGGTGTAAAGGATTATCAGAAGGGGGAAATCAAACTTCCGACGATTCAAAAACCCTTGACAAAAACAGTTTATCCTATACAATATTGCTTAATGGCTTACGATCCTAACTTAGAAAAGGTTTTTTACTTACACGAAAATGGTCAATGGTATGATTACGCTCCACAACAACGACGATATGCGTCCTCGCCGTAAATACAGCAATATTAAGATTCAGACTAAAAAATCATGGGAAGTGCCTACGGGTCACAGGGAACACCGTGATACGCTCATGGACAATCGCCCGAAGCGTCAGCGTACCAGAAAAGATATTGACAGGAGTTGGCGTAAAGAGTATGATATGTAGATTGCCGATGTAACTCAGTTGGTAGAGTAGCAGTTTTGTAAACTGCCTGTCGTCGGTTCGACTCCGACCATCGGCTCTTGTTGCCCGATAGCACAATGGTACTGCAACGGATTTTGGTTCCGTCGTTTCTAGGTTCGAATCCTAGTCGGGCATTAAATTATGGTTCGAATCTTGACTCTCAGATGGTGTATAATTATTATATACTAGGAGTCAAGAACTATGAAATTAAAAGATCAAATTTTACAACTAAAAGCTGAGGGTTATTCTTATAGACAAATACAAGATAAGCTTGGGTGTTCAAAAGGCACAATAGCATATCATGTAGGAATAGGCCAAAAAGATAAGACTAAAAACAGAACTAAAGAATACAGAACAAAAGTAAGAAAATATATACAAGAATATAAAGCTGGAAAAAAATGCTCAGACTGTAAAGAAGATTATCCCTATTGGCTGTTAGAATTTGATCATATCGGAGACGATAAGAATTTCAATATCTCAGAATTTTCAGAACACAGTACGTCAATAGAAATAATAAAAGAAGAAATTAGTAAGTGTGAGCTGGTTTGTTGTAATTGTCATAGAAATAGAACATTTATGAGACAAACTAGTGATGCTAGATATGTTGGTTTAGAGTTTTGTAAATACGAAGAATGATTGATGCCCGATAGCACAATGGTAGTTGCAAGCGGCTGTTAACCGCTGGGTTCTAGGTTCGAGTCCTAGTCGGGCAGTTCGGAGGCTGGCGATGAGTTGCGGAAGTGGCCCTATAGTATAACGGCTAGTATATCTGGCTTTCATCCAGAAGATCGGAGTTCGATTCTCCGTGGGGTCATAAATTTTTAAAGTTTTATCTCTTGACAGGTCGATAAGAGTATGGTAGACTCTTGGAATAAGAAAGAGAGTGAGACATGGAATACACAGGGCCAGGAACGTATGAGTTTACTTTTATGGTAGTAATGGATGGAGATAGTATGGAAGATGCTCTTGCACAAGCACGGGACTTTCTCTCAGACGGATTCAACCAACCTAGTTCGATTACTCTTTTAGAAGAAGCGGTATGAATAATTTTCAGATTGACGATGTTATCTGGTACGAGACAGGAAACTATACTGCTAGTAAGGCAAGAGTCGTGGATATTCAAGGACATGGAGCAACCAAAACCTATATCGTTCATTTCATGGATCATTCACCAGACCAGAGTGATGGTAGCCAAGAAAATCTTCATCACTATCCTAAGGGTGGGATTGGAGTGTCTTGGAGAAAATGCAAGGCTATCGAGTATATAGGTAGTCATAAATAAAAGAATATGGGCCTCTAGCACAATTGGTTAGTGCAAGAAACTTTTAATTTCTAGGTTTTCGGTTCGAGTCCGAAGGGGCCCACTTGACAATTTGACCAGTTTGGTGTATAATAGTTTCAAAGGAGAAAGGCAATGGCACGATATGATGACATCGATTCTTATTATGACCACGGTTATGATTATGACAATATCGCTAGAGACTGCGATGACCTGTATACATGCGACGAAGAATCTTTTGACGATGACGCTGGCAACGATGAAAACAAGTGGGAAAACTACTACCATAACATAGCAGACGAGTTGATTGAAGAATAAGCCTTCTCTTCGGAATGAATGCCACTTGGTGGGACAAGTATTTTATAATAAGAATTATCCTTTCTTTCTTTTCTAGTGGTTCGAATCCACCATTCGTTCTTTTTTATGAGTAATATTTTTAATCAGTCTATTGAGGATGTTCGTAAGACAGTTGATGGAAGATATATCCAAGGTGCTAGCCACACCTGTCATGTACTGAATCATAAGGCTAGAAATAAGATTATTATCAAGGCTGTTTGTGATCTAAGAAAAATAGCAGATACTTTTGATAGCATTGCCTGCTGCGGTGTAAGTGGATTGATGGTAGTTCCACAAATCGCAGAGTTACTCAACAAGAATATTGTTGTGGTAAGAAAGGGGGAACAATGCTATTCAGAGTTTCGTACCGAGGGAGTGGCTCCTTTTCAATATATTATATTAGACGATTTAATCTGTTCTGGCTCGACCGTTAAACATATTAAAAGAGTTATCAAGGATGAATACTCGCGTTCTCATTGTGTTGGGGTCTATTGCTATCTGCCTAGTGAATGTGCTTATCGTGACAATAAGGATGGTTCTAAACTGTGCCAGCGAGATCTTGGGATTACGCTCTTAAACCTAGGCCACACAAAGACTTAGGACTAGGGCGGCCGGCCCGTCAAAACGTAACTCCTTACGCCACAACGACTTACGCCAAAAAATTTTTCCACAAGTTTTCCGCTTGACAAGTCGATAACATACTGTAGAATGATAGCATACGAGTGAGAAGTTAACCCACGAAGGAGTTTGATTATGCCTGCTGCTGTTGAAAAGATGATGTTTGTTGGTGAGACGCCTTGGCATGGCCTTGGAAATAGCGTTGACGAGGGTATCACGGTCAATGATGCTATCGTTGCTGCTGGTTTGGATTGGGAAGTTGGTCTGAAGGACTTGCAGACCGTTGACGGTACGCCCGTTAACCATCGTGCAACCTATCGCAAGAGTGATGGTAGCATCCTTGGCGTTGTCGGGCCTCGCTATACACCTCTCCAGAATAAGGATGCGTTCGATTGGTTCCAGCCTTTCCTTGATGCTAACGAATGTTCGATCCATACTGCTGGTTCACTGCATCTGGGTCAAAAGGTTTGGGTGCTTGCTCAACTCAACCGTGACAATAGCGAGATTGTTCCTGGTGACGAGGTAAGCAAGTTTATCCTCCTGAGCAATAGCCACGATGGTACAACGGCTATTCGTGTCGGATATACTCCGATTCGTGTTGTGTGCGTCAACACTCTGTCATATGCTCACAAGCATGCGAACAGCCAACTGATTCGTATTCGTCACACTCGCTCCAGCCAGAAGAATCTGGAACAAGTCCGCGATATTATGGATAATATTAACACTGGTTTTGAGGCTACTGCGGAACAGTATCGGTTCCTCGCTAGCAAGAGTTTTAACCAGAATGATATTGAGAAGTATGTTAAGGTTGTGCTGAATATTAAGGGTGCTGACGAGGATATCAAGACTCGTACCCGTAATATTATGGACGATATTCTCGCCCGTATCGAAGGCCCGAAGCAGACTGCGGCTAATGTTCGCGGTACTTGGTGGGCAGCGTATAATGGGTTCAATGAATATCTGAACTATGGTAAGGGTCGCACGACCGACAACCGACTCGATAGCCTCTGGTTCGGCCAGAACGCTAATGAGAATAATAAAGCGTTGGAATCTGCTCTGGAGTTTGCCAACGCTATCTAATACTCCTTTCGTGGGGATTGTGGGAGAGGGCCGTGGCTGGGAAACCGGCTGCGGCCTTCTCTTTTGATTTTTTAAGATTTGACGTAAGAGCTTACCACATAAGGACTTATGATTCGGCCGGCCCGCAAATTTCGTCCTAAGTTGAGTAGCCACAAGGACTTGCGTCTAAATCTAGCCAGTTATCCAAAGTTGCGTCATGGACATTTGCCCTAAGTGCCGATACAATGTAGTGTAAGTCGAGTAGTGGCAAGGGTTTAGATCAGATTTAGATTTGACTTATGACTCGTCTACTAATCCTAAGTAGATTATAAGTCTTAGATTTTTCTTGTTCCAGCCCAACCACCGGGTTTGCGGTCGTGGCGATAGTCAGCCAAAACTTAGTGTCCTTTGAATGATGCAGAAAGAAGTTGTATGAAATTAATAAAGATACAAATGGAACTTGTTATAGATAATTTGGAGTGTATTGATCCTTATCCTGATATGGAGGCAATTTCTAATTATCTGAATAATAAATTATATAGTGATCCTGAATTCTTTGGGGATTTTGGCCCTGAGAATATTATTAGTGTTGGAGAATTTGAATAGCACAATAGTAACAAGACTCATGGATCAATAGTCACATCTGATCCTAAGTCGAGCAATACCAAGGGTTTGCGTGTTGCTACTTATATGGTATAATGGACGAGTGGTGCAGACAACAGCCTTCTTACTCTCTGGAGATTTTATTTATATGACGTATATTATTATTCTTAGCGCTTGTGTTGGTATTGTGAGTTCTTATATGGATATGGTTAAGTAACACTCACTGAGTACTAAGAGTAGTATATTGCCCCCTCTGCATAATATATAACCTGTAACTACCAATTGTCAACAAGAAAAATTTTCTCCCGCCGCCTTTGCATAATATTTATAAAAGGGGATTAAGAATTTTCTTGTGATTATTAGTGGTTTGATAGAGAATAGTCCACGGTCTACTATAAGGTAGTCTGGAATCTACAGAGGCCCGTTGAGAAGGCTCATGGTTGCTATGGATCGGTCAATATTTAATTGTTTCAGGAGAGATGGCAGAGTGGTTTAATGCACCGGTTTACTAAACCGACGAACTGAAAAGTTCCGGGGGTTCGAATCCCTCTCTCTCCGTTAGTATTATTTGGGGTAATTTTGTCTTACCCAATATAACCGGTTCGGATTTATGGGTACAGTCAGCCAAAATAGTCAGAGAATTGTCTCAGCCCTTGTAACCGGATCGTTTTTGTGGTTGTAGTCAGTCAGATTAGATGGTCTTTAAGAATACTTTTTTGACTTTAAGAAATCGGCCACTATCATATAGTAATGAGGATGGAACTGTCACACTCCATCTTGTCTATTCGGTTTTATGGGAACAGTCAGTCAAAATGATACTATTGGCACAAACGGTAACTATTGTTAAGAAACCACTTTGTCCAACTTTTATTCATGATGATATATCAAGACTATTCATTTGTGCAGTAGGAATATTACTGTGTGTGGGTGTCTTATATTTTATTATGAGATATTTTAATGGAACACAATG